CAAAGACCGCTCCGGCAAATTGGACCCCTACGAATACCCCACCCTGGCAAACATTGCCACAAAAATCCGTAACTAAAAAAGGTACAAAAAATGCAATTTTCTTTTGATGCAACAGGAATCGACACGTCCGATGATCGCGGCGGCTTTGAGCCATTACCCCAGGGTAAATATAACGCCATGGTGATTGAATCGGCCGTAAAAGATACCAAAGCGGGAACCGGTCAATATTTGGAATTAGTTTGCCAGGTATTAGATGGCGCGCACGTTAATCGCAAAATCTGGCACCGCCTTAATATAGTGAACCCCAACCCGGTCGCTGAAAACATTGGCCGCAAAGATTTGGCGGTATTAATGAGTAATTTAGGTTTACCACCGCAAATGGGCGACACCCAGGAATTGCACGGAAAACCGTTTGTAATGGGTCTAAAGATTAGCCAGCGCGACGGATATGAACCATCAAATGATGTGTCATTTACCGCCCCTGCTAGTAACCAGCCCACGGCTGCACCAATGGTTGGCCGACCTACTCCACCACCAACAGCGGCCGTAGCTGCGCCACCTTGGGGATAAAATAATGGCGACCATACCACCACGTTTTAACAGCACTATAGAGGCGATTTATCGCAAGTTTGAAACAAATCATGTTGAATCAAGCCGCGCGCATCTTGGCGCAAGTATGATCGGCCGCGAGTGCAACCGGGCGCTGTGGTATGGCTTCCGTTGGGCCACCGTGCCCAATTTCCCTGGGCGCGTGCTGCGCCTATTTAAACGCGGCCACGATGAAGAGGATTATTTTATTCGTGATCTTATGTCGATTGATGTACAGGTCTGGGCAGTAGATCAAAACCAAAAACAATTTGGCTGCACGTTTCATGGCGGCCACTTTGCCGGCTCATGTGACGGGGTGGCCAAAGGGTTGCCCGAATCCCCCAACAAAGCCCATTTATTAGAGTTTAAAACTCACAATCACAAATCGTTTGCGCTGCTAAAAAAGCAAGGCGTGCGCGAATCTAAACCCGAACACTATGCCCAAATGCAAGTGTATATGCACGGCCTGGGGCTTGAACGCGCAATGTATATGGCAGTCAGCAAAGACACTGACGAATTGTACACCGAGCGTTTTAAATATAACAAGGAGGATGCTCTGGCCCTAGTCGAAAAGGCCAAAACCATTATAGCAACCGATATTCCCCCGCCTGGCATAAGTACTAGGGCCGACTTTTTTAAGTGCAAATTCTGCGACCACCAGGACGTTTGCCACCGGGACGAATTGCCCCAGGTTAATTGCAGAACGTGCGTGCATTCATTTGCCGACATTAAAAACGGTGGCTGGAAATGCACTTTTCACGATAAAGAAATATCAACCGATGAACAACGTCTGGGGTGTGAAAAGCACTTATTTAATCCAAACCTTGTGCCCCATGAAATGGTGGATATGGACCCGGTTAATAACCGTATCTCATACCGAACCATCGACGGTGTGGAATTTTACAACGGCGTTAAGGGTGATAAATCATACACAAGCAACGAACTGCAAGCTGCCCCGGCTGCCCTCTTGGGCGACCCTGGCGCTGATAGCTTGCGCGCCACCTTTAATGGTGAATTTATCAAGGATGAAAGTAAATGACCGCTTATTACAACGAGTTTGACCCCTTTGCCGCGAATTGGTTAAGGGAATTAATAAAAGATGGATTAATAGCCCCCGGAGTAGTAGATGAACGAAGCATTACCGAAGTTATACCGAGTGACCTTTCAGAGTTTACCCAATGCCACTTTTTCGCTGGAATTGGCGGCTGGTCAATTGCCCTTAGACTTGCCGGTTGGCCAGACGATAGACCTGTTTGGACCGGCTCACCACCTTGCCAACCATTTAGCGTTGCTGGAAACAAAAAAGGAACCGACGACGACCGACACCTCTGGCCAGCATTCTTTGACCTTATTAGAGAGCAAGCGCCTCCAACGGTGTTTGGCGAACAAGTTGCAAGCGCAATTAGGCACGGATGGTTCGATGATCTACAAACAGACTTGGAAAACCAAAACTACGCCAGCGCAATGGCAGTTCTGCCAGCTTGTAGCGTCGGCGCACCGCAAAAAAGAGATCGCTTGTGGTACGTCGCTAACAAGTTGGCCAACACCGACCACGATAGACAATCCACAAGTTGCGGGACAAGGCAAAGCGGCGAACAACCCGAAGCGGGGGACGACCTTGGGTGGAGCGGCCAGACTAGCCCAATGGCCAACTCCGATGTACTCGTACGGCTCGAAAGCGTGCAACCGCTACCGGGAAAACAATCAGAATGGGTTGGGGGCGATAGCCTCAACGGTAGAGATGGGAGCATGGGCGACACCGACGACGCGAGACTACAAATGCACGGGGGACATGGAGAATTACATATTCGGAAGCCCTACTGGTCGGGTGAGAACGGACATGGTTCCGACTCAGGCTTTTTTAATAGCACCTTGGCCAACTTCATCTACTGTCGAGACGGAAAAGCCCGTCCAGCCCCCATTGAACCCACGCTTTTCCCTCTGGCTAATGGGGTATCCAATAGAGTGGGCATATTGCGCGGAGCGGGTAACGCCATTGTCCCGCAAGTCGCGGCCGAAGTCATAAAAGCCTTTATGGATTTTGAGGTTAACGAATGATGGCTGTGAAACGCTGGACCGATAAAGAAGATCAATTTTTGCGATTTAACTATGTCCGCTATACCAACGAAATATTGGCCAATCAAATGGAACGATCTTCTGGCGCAATAAAAGACCGGGCGGCCAGGTTAGGTATTCAAAAAAGCGGGTCCAGGAAAAGGTGGACGAAAACTGAACATAATTACCTGGCTAAAAATCGAGACATTTTACCACCGTCGGTAATCGCCAAAAAACTGGGTCGCTCAAGGGCGGCTGTTGTTAATCGCTGCACGTTGTTTTTTAAAAACGCGCCAGAGTTTGATCTCGATTTTGATGATTTAAACAAGGCGCATTACAACCCGTTTTTGACGGGAAAAATAGGACCAAAAATAAATGTTAAATAATAAAATAAAAAATGCTCCCCGTTTCCCCTGGAGTGACCAGGACACACAATATCTTTTGGATAATTATCATTTAAAGACGATTAAAGACATTGGTTTAATAATTAATAAACCTTCACAAGCCGTCGTATTTAAAGCCAGGCGCTTGGGTATTACCAACGTGCCGATGCAACGAGCATTGCGCGAAGGAAAATACGAACTGGCTTTGGAAATATACAAAAAAACTGGCTTCTTTTGTCATTTTTTAACCACACGATTTGGCCACGAAAAGCCAGGTTATCAATCCCGGCATTTTGGTATTTAATATGCAATTACGCGATTATCAAAAGGATTCAATCGACGCCCTTTATTCTTATTTTCAAGAGAACGCAACCGGGCACCCGATCCTGGTGCTTCCAACGGCGGCCGGTAAATCTGTTATTGCCGGGGAATTCATTCGCGGATTGATGCAAACTTGGCCAGGGCAACGCGTGCTTTTATTGACCCATGTAAAAGAATTGATCGCCCAGAATTACGAAAAATTAATGACGCTTTGGCCGGATGCCCCGGCGGGTATTTATTCGGCTGGCTTAAATCGACGCGATACAGACCACGATATAATTTTTGCGGGTATTCAATCGGTCCACAAACGAGCCACCGAAATTGGCCATATTGATTTAATCATTATCGACGAATGCCACCTGGTCCCCAAAAAGGGAATGGGAATGTATTTGCGATTTTTAAAAAGCATGAATGTGATTAACTCTAAAATTCGGGTGGTGGGATTAACGGCAACACCTTACAGGCTTAATTCTGGTTCACTGATTGATGGTGACGACCGAATTTTTACCGACATTGCCTATGACGTTGATGTAATGCAATTGGTTAACGACGGTTATTTATCTCCCTTGGTGCCCAAGGCCATGGATAACGAATTCGACCTGTCAGAAATTAACACCAGGGCGGGTGATTACAAAACCGATCAACTGCACGCGCTAACCGATAATGACGCCCTGGCTAGAATGGTGTTAGTTGAAATATTAGCCTATGGCCGCCAGCGTAAATCCTGGCTGATCTTTTGCACCGGCGTAAATCATGCCGAAAAGATGGCCGAAATTATTGCAGAGCATGGCATTACCACGGCCACCATTACCGGGTCCACGCCCACCGACGAGCGCGATTATATCCTGGAGCGATTTAAAGCCGGGGACATTCAATGCTTGACCAACTGCGACGTTTTAACGACCGGGTTTGACGCGCCGGCGATTGATATGCTCGTCTTTTTGCGACCCACTCAAAGCCAGGGGTTATATGTCCAAATGTGCGGCCGGGGTATGCGCCTGGCTGAAAGTAAAAACGATTGTCTAGTATTAGACTTTGGCGGTAACACTCAACGCCATGGGCCAATTAACGCGCTTAATCCACAAGCCGAACAAAAGGCAAAGGGGAGCAAGGGAGCG